GAATATAACGATTTTGCTGCATTTATCCAGAAGTTTAACGGCTTTACAGAAACAATGGACGAAAAGGTGGAAGAAGCAAAAAACTAATTGAAGAGGGCGGCTTTGAGTTTGTGTTCGCTCATATAGCCATAGAGAAATGGCATTGGACGCCCTCTCAGTTTGAAGATTTTTTCGCGGCTGAGGATAACGTAAAGGCTTTATACTATGCATCGTTAAAGGTTAAAGCTGAGGCTGAGGAAAAAGCGGCCAAGGAAATGAAACGTAAATCGAAAGGCAGGTGATTAAATGGCAAGTATTACATCAACAATTACTCTTATAGACCGTATGACGCCTGTATTGGATAACATCATAAACGGTATGCAGACGACGATAAATATGCTTGATAGAACAGATGCCGCGATAGATAAAGCTTTTGACCCGTCACAAATATATCAAGCCAAAACAGCCTATGGAACAGCCCATGCTCAGTTATGCGAGATAGAGGAACAGCTTCAAAGGAACACACAAAGGCAGGAAGAATTCAATGATGAAATAATTCAAGGGACAAAAAACGCAGACGGGCTCCTCAATAAAATAAAAGGAGCAGCAGGAGCATATTTAGGCATACAAGGCTTGAATAAGCTTACCCAGGCTATGGCTTCGGGACGTTTTCAGGGTGACGAGTACCGCTCAATTATTGAAAATGCTCCGCTTCTTGCAAACTCCATAGAAGATTATATGAGAAAAGGCAAAGGGAACAATGAAGGATTGGGCCTCAGATGGACTGTTAACGGCGGACGTAATAAAGGCAGCAATGTTTTCATCTGCTGACGACGTTGAACAACGATTTAAAAATATGCCTGTCGCATGGGTAGAGGTGTGGACTATGGCCACAAATAAGCTGCAAAGGACATTTAAACCTGTTTTAAACTTTATAAGTATGCTGGCCGGAAATTGGAGTATATTAGAGCCTGTTGTAATAGGAATGGCTACAGCAGTTAATTTGTATGATTATGCAATGAAAATATGTGCTATTGTGCAAAAATTAGCAAATATACAAGCATTTATACAAGCCAGAGCGTTATTATCGAATATTAATTTACAGGCCGTTGCAATTAATACACAATATGCTCTTGCTGTAGCAACGGCACAGGCAACGGTAGCGCAGTCCAGCTTTAATACAGCGTTATTAGCTTGCCCTATCACATGGATTATATTGGCTGTAATTGCTCTAGTGGCATTGCTCTATACGGTTGTGGCCGTAATTAACAAGGTTAAGGGGACGTCTATAAGCGCAACCGGAGTAATAGTAGGCGGTCTGAATGTTGTACTGCAATTCATCTGGAACCTGGCTAAAACCATTGTAAATGTGCTTCTCGGTATTTTTAATTGGGTTGCTTCAATCTGCCATAACATAAAGGCGGCGTTTCATAACTCAATTGAGAGTGTAAAAGGTTTTTTCTGGGGTCTGTTGGCAACTGCAACAGAAGTTATAGCAAATATAGCTGAAAAGCTAAATGAACTTCCTTTTATAAATATAGATGTTGGAAGATTGACTGGTGCTGCAGAGGACTTCAGAGCAAAAGCTGAAGCTGCTGAAAATAACAAAATGGAATATGTGGATACAAAACAGGCGTTCATGGACGGCTTTAATACTCTTGATGTATTTCAAGACGGCTGGGTGCAGGACGCATACAACAGCGGCTATTCAGTAGGCGAGGGCATAGCTGATAAGTTCGGAGGCTACTTTGACAATGCATTTGACTATGTAGCAAGCGATATAGGCGATATATCAGACGACACAGGCTCTATAGCCGACAGCGTAAGCGCAACAGAAGATGAAATCAAATATCTCAGGGAAATAGCCGAAAGGGACGTTATAAACCGCTTTACAACTGCGGAAATAAAGGTTGATATGTCGGGAATGAGCAACAACATTACTAACGGCTTAGATATAGACGGAGTAATAGACCATATGGCAGCAGGAGCAAGTGAAGCCTTGGAAATAGCCGCAGAGGGGGTGCATAGATAATGAAAGCCTATATATTTAAACTTGACGGGATAACGCTTCCTGTTGCCCCGTCTAGGCTGGAGCTTGAGATAAAAAACCAGAATAAATCAATTACCCTGATAAATGGCGTTGAACTGAATTTTTTAAAAACACCAGGACTTACGGAAATAAAGTTTGAGGCGCTTATACCGGCTGTAAAATATCCGTTTGCCATATATGACGGAGGATTTAAAAACCAGAAATACTATCTTGATAAGCTTGAAAGCCTGAAAAACAGCAAGGCTCCATTTAGCTTTAATGTAAGCAGAGAGCGGCCGGACGGAACAGGACTGTTTGATACAGATATGACTGTAAGCCTTGAAAAATACTCCATAAAGGAAGAAGCTGAAAACGGCTTTGACGTTACTGTTGATATTGAGCTTAAACAATATGAAGAGGTTAAAACCCTGCCTTTAACTCTATTGGAGGATGGAACAGCAACGGCAGAGGAGCAGAGGGAAACATCAAGCTCGCCTGAACCTAAACAGGATGAAAGCTATACGGTTCAGGCCGGCGACAGCCTTTGGACTATAGCAAAGCGCTATTACGGTGACGGGAGTAAATATAAGGAGCTTGCAAAGGCCAATCCAGACATAACAAACCCGAATTTAATACATTCAGGGCAGAGTATAGTTATACCAAAACTGTGAGGTGAAACCTATGGATATAGAAATGATAATAGAAAATCCACAGGAGGGAAAAGCCTTTGTGCCCGTTGTCGAGGAGGGCATAACGTGGACAACAGGAAGGACTGGAACGCCGGGACAGCTTGATTTTACAGTTATAAAGGACAACATAATAAACTTTCAGGAAGGAAACAGGGTGCAGCTTAAAATAGACGGCACGCCTGTTTTTTTAGGCTTTGTTTTCAAAAAGAGTAGGAACAAGGACGGACTTATAAAGGTTACAGCCTATGACCAACTAAGGTACTTTAAAAATAAGGATATATATATCTACGAGAATAAGACGGCCTCGGAGCTTTTAAAAATGATAGCCGGGGATTTCAGTCTGTTTACAGGAGATATAGAAGATACCAAATACAACATAGAACTGCGTATTGAGGATAATGAGACCCTTTTTGACATAATGGGAAACGCCCTTGACCTGACGCTTTACAACACAAAGGAAATGTATGTGCTCTATGATGATTTCGGAAAACTGACCCTTAAAAATATAGGCAGCATGAAAGTTCCGCTTATGATAACTGAAAGCTCGGCAGAGGACTATGACTATGAAACCAGTATAGACAGCGATGTATACAACAAAGTGAAGATTGTATACGAGGACAGCGGGACAAAAGAACGTGAGGTGTTTGTGTCCAAAAGCGATGAAAACATCAAGAAATGGGGAGTGCTCCAGTTTTATGAGACGGTGGATGACAGGCAGAAGGGGCAGGCAACTGCCGAAGCTGTCCTGGAGTTGTATAACCATAAAAAGAGGGCCTTGTCCATTAATAACGTCATAGGGGATTTAAGAGTGCGCGCTGGCTGTATGCTTCCTATATTCCTTAATCTTGGGGATATAGTTACAAGCACATGGCTTATAGTTGAAAAGTGCAGGCATAGCTTTAATGATAATGAACACACAATGGATTTAACGCTGATAGGAGGCGAGTTTAGTGCTTGATATGAACGACTTTATTAAAACCGTACAGGCTGCTGCACTTAACGCCGTCGAAGCAGGAAAGCCAACCTCCATTATTTTTGGCACTGTCCAGAGCACATCGCCGCTTACTGTTTTTGTAGATGCTAAACTAACAATACCAGAAAAAGCTATAGTGCTTTCAAGAAACGTGACGGATTTTGACACTGAGGTAACGGTAGAGTGGAGAACGGAGAATACAAGCGGCGGTGGTGGCGGCTACGACGCCTTTTCCTCCCACAGCCACGCCATAACAGGACGGAAGCCCATAAGGGTTCATAACGCGCTCAAGTCCGGAGAAAAGGTAATTCTTATAAGAATGGCCGGAGGACAGAAATATTTGATAATAGACAGGGTGGTGTAAAAGATGTTGCCTAAGGGACTAAATATAAATGCGATAGAAATAAAAACTCAGC